GCTGCCGCCTATGTGGTCGAAACCCGCCAGGCCGCCGGCCGGCCATGCCTGCCCCCTGGTCGGTCGACCAGGCGCCCCGGGCCGTGCCCGCGGTATCGTGGCCCGCGGGCCGTGTTTGCATGTACATGCAAACCGGCCAGGATAGCCCCGGCCTATGGCCCGCCGGCCTGGTGGCCACCGCCAGGCGCCCGAGCCGGCCAGCTCCGGCCCCGTTTCCCGGCCCGCGGGCCGGGCCCCGATAGCCCCGGCCTATTGTTCGACCTGGTGGCCCGCCGGCCTGGTGCGGTGGCCCGTGTTTGTGTATGCATGTCCTGGTGGCCCGTGTTTGTGAACCAGGACGCAAACACCGCCGACCTGGTGCGGTGGCCCGCGGGCCGCGTACCTGGTGGCCAGGCGCCCGACCAGGTGGCCGCCGACCAGGCGCCCGACCAGGTGGCCGCCGACCAGGCGCCCGACCTGGTGGCCGCCGACCTGGTGCGGTGGCCCGCCGACCTGGTGGCCCGGGCCGCGGCCCGCGGGCCCTGGCGCCGAAGTAGGCGCCAGCTCACATGCCCCGTATCCCCGGGGCCCAAAAAAACGGGCCGGGTGCAAGCTGCGCAGGCTTTAGCCCGATTTCACACGCTAGGTTTCACGTGAAACAGTTTTGGCCCCCATTTTGAAAAAGGGCCCCCTTTGTCAACCAACTCAACTCGTGTCAAAATATTTGCAAATCCAAAACGAAACGGACCCTTGAATGATCCCTGACGAAATTGAATCGGAACGGCTCAAGCTGGAGTACCGGCTCGCGCAGCTTGAAACTCAAGACAAAGCGCGTGCTCACTTCATCGATTTCGTGCGCTACGTCTGGCCGGAGGCAATCCTTGGCGAGCACCATCAGAAGATGGCCAACGCCTTTGACCGCATTGCCAACGGCACTTTGAAGCGCCTGATCATCAACATGCCCCCGCGGCACACGAAGTCTGAATTTGCGTCCTATCTCCTGCCCGCCTACCTCATGGGAAGAGAGCCGCGGACCAAGGCCATTGAAGCGACCCACAACAGCGAGCTCGCCGTCCGCTTTGGCAGGAAGGTCCGTGACCTGATGGACATGGACACCTACAAGGAAATCTTCCCCAATGTTGCGCTCAAGCAGGACTCCAAGGCTGCTGGCCGGTGGGACACGAACAAAGGCGGGGAGTACTTTGCCGTTGGCGTGGGCGGTGCCATGACTGGCCGTGGCGCTGACGTTCTGATCATTGACGACCCGCACTCGGAGCAGGACGCGATGAGCGACCTTGCTTTGGACAATGCCTGGGACTGGTACATCTCTGGCCCGAGGACTCGTCTGCAGCCAGGCGGCGCGATCGTGATCGTGATGACGCGCTGGGGCACGAAGGACCTGACGGCGAGGCTGCTCAAGGCGCAGAGATCGCGCAACGCGGACCAGTGGGAGGTCATTGAGTTTCCGGCCAGCTTGCCTAGTGGTAAACCCTTATGGCCGGGCTTTTGGAAGATTGAGGAGCTGGAGGGGGTCAAGGCCACGTTGTCGGTGCAGAAGTGGAACGCGATGTACCAGCAGCAGCCCACCAACGACGAGGGCGCGATCTTGAAGCGCGAGTGGTGGAAGGTCTGGCCAAAGGACGATCCGCCGGTGGTGAACTACATCATCCAATCGTTGGACACGGCGTACTCCAAGAAGGAGACGGCTGACTATTCGGTGATCACCACCTGGGGCGTGTTCTACCTGAACGAGGACTCTGGGGCGTCAATCATCTTGCTCGACGTCAAGCGTGGGCGCTGGGACTTCCCGGAGCTCAAGCGCGTGGCCAAGGACCAGTACGATCACTGGCAGCCTGACAACGTGCTGATCGAGGCCAAGGCCACGGGCACGTCGCTTCAGCAGGAGCTGCGCCGGATGAGCATTCCGGTGACCATGTATTCACCTGGCGGGCGCAGGAGCGGCACCGACAAGGTTTCGCGGGCCAATGCGGTGGCGCCGATCTTTGAGGCCGGGATGGTCTGGGCCCCTGACACGGACTGGGCCGAGGAGCTTGTTGAGGAATGCGCGGCCTTTCCAAACGGGGACAACGACGACATGGTCGATAGCACCACCATGGCGATGATGCGTTTTCGCCAGGGCAACTTTATCAGCTTGGAGTCTGACGACAACGAGCCGCAGGACAAGGGCGAGCTTGTGCCGGAGTACTATTGAGGCTTAAAATGGCCTGAACTGTTTCCACGGAGCCGTCGCATATGGACGAACAATATCTGTCTCCAAACCAGATGAGCGAGGGCTACGAGCCGGAGCCTGTCCAAAACTTTGCCATCGGCGGCATTGCTCTTCCCGGTCAGCGGGCCTTTCTCCGTGGCTCTGACAAGGCCTACCTGGAACAGCGCCAGAAAGAGCTGGATGCGTATGAGGCCCAGCGTCAGGCCTACAACGACGCCTTGACCAAGTACAACGAAGAAGTCTACAACCCGTACAAGGGCCAGGTAGAAGCCTACAACACGGCTGCGCAGAAATACAACGAAGAAGTCTACAACCCGTACCAGAACGAGTACAACGCATACGTCAAGGCGGTGGAGACCTGGAATGCCGGACCGCGGACCGAGGACTATGCCGGACCATCAGAGCCCACACTCAAGGCGTTTGGGATGAGCGCTCCCACTGAGCCTGGGGCGTTTACTATGGAGGCGCCTAAGGTGCCTTTCAAAGAAGAAGACGTCAAGGCCTATCAGCAGGCTGCTGCCCAGCGGGCGCAAAAGGACGCAGCAAGCAGGGCAGTGGCCATTGATGTGGCCAGCAACCCCGATCGGTTTAATTTTGGTTCAATGTCCGTGGCCGGCAGGTTCATGGCGGAAGGGGGTCCAGTGGAACGTGATGACAACGAGACATTGGACGGCATCCTTCAGGAGCTCGGCACCAACAGCCGGATGAGTCGAGAGCAGGTCATGGAGGCCGTGGACCGCGTAGCGGCAGCCGGGCGCGGTGGCGATGAGCTGCTGGCTTATCTGTCGCCTGAGTCGGTAGCGCTGCTCAAGCAGATGGGCGGCTCTGGCACCATCAACCCTTCAACGGGATTGCCGGAGTTTAAAAGTGGGATTTTGGGCAGGATTTTTGGCCGCGGCCGCTCCGCTCCCGCACCAGCTCCTGCACCAGCGCCAGCCCCCGCCCCTGCACCAATTCCTGTTGCAGAAAAGGTCTCCGCCCCTGTCATGGCAGCGCCAGCTCCGGCTCCGGTTCTAACCCCTGCTCCTGCTCCGGCCATAAGCACGGCCAAAGACCAATTGGAGGCTCTTCCAAAGCCAAAGGCGCCGGAGCTCTCTGATGCAATCGCAAAGCTCAAGGTAGGCGACAAGCAAAGTGCCGAGGACATCATGCGGCAGATTGTGGGGCTGCCCCCTCTGGACCGTACCACCAAACCGGGTTTGACACCGACCCCGGTGCCCCCGAGCGCAAGAACCCCGGCTCCCGCACCGCGGCCCGCGGTCCCCGGGCCAGGGGGCATTTCCCCACCGTCTCGCGTAGACGACGGCATCATTGACATACAGGTCGTTGTTTATGGTCCGGACGGCAAGATGTACAGCAGCCCCCGCGCTGCGAGGGAAGCGGGGGTAAAGGACTACACGATGCAGCCGCCAAAGGCAGCGACGCCTGCCCAGCCTAGCATCCCCACCGGCGGTATTTCGGTGCCAACAATGCCCACCTTTGGGGGCAGCCCAGCAACAAGCCCTGGCAACTTCTTTGGCATGGCACCTCCTGCCCCCAGCCAGGGCATCAGCCCTGGCACGCGAGCTATTGGCTCGCCGGACATGCCGTTGGAGCCTGGCAAGATCACCATGGGCGCGATTGGGGCAAACAAGAACCTGTCGCCGACGATGCTGGGCGGCCAGGATAACGCGGGTTTCATCACTGACCGCTTGGGCAACCGCATTTATGCACCGGCTGCGCCAATGTTGTTTGCAGAAGGCGGCGAGGTGGCGGACCCCAACAGCGCAAAAAACCGCTTCAGCGTCTTCCAGAAGCGGATGGAAAACTTTGCCCAACCGGCACCGGCCGCGCCAGCGCCGACCAAGCCCGGCCCGTTTGCTAAGTTGTTCGGGGGCAGTACCTCGGTCTTACCAGAGCCCGAGCCGGAGCCGCCAGCAACTTCGTCGGGGGAATTGGCGTTCTTCAAAAGAACCAGGGACGCGCAAAGGGCTCAACAGGAAGAAGCCGCCAAGCGCAAGTTCTACTACAGCCAAGAGTACTCCAAGCAGTTGCAGGACAAGATGCCTCAGGCCGACTGGTACAGCAGTTACGAGCCCAAACGCTATGCAGAAGGCGGCGAGGCCAGCGAGGAAGACTACATCAACACCGACCCGTTGGGCTCGGCGCAGAAAATGATGGCCGACCTGATGGGCAGCAAGAAGGCATCGCCCAACGAGGTCAGCGTCAAGCGCGTGGCCAAGTCCTCTGGCGGCGCCAAGTCCGGCAAGGAAATGACCATGGGCATTGAGTCGCTCATGTCGGCCAAGGCACAGGTCCCGGAGCTCAAGGGCGAGGACAGCGCGCGATCGCAGATGGAAGCGCTGGCTCTTGCCTACAAGCTCAAGGCGCAGGAAGCCTCAAACGCGGCCCGCGGCCTGATGCGCAACACCCTGGGCGCACCGACCTTGGAGAAGCCCGCTTTGACCAAGAACAGCTTGGCCAAGAAGCGCTTTGAGAAGGGTGGTGAGGTAAAAAAGTCCGACGCTAAAAAGGCTGAAGAGCCCGGCTTTTTTAGCAGACTTTTTAAGGGCAGTGACAACGACTTCATCGAGCGCACGAAATCCAAGGCGGAGCAGAATGAAGACTACCGCGCTATGTTGGAATATCTGAAGTCAAGGGACGCGGTGCCTGACGTGGAAACCGGAAGAATGCCCTCTCACATTGACGCAGTGTTTAGCTCAATGAAGTTGCCGTTTGTTGGAGGGGTAGGCCGAGGCACCATCAAGATCAATAAGGACATCATTGACTCTGATTACAAGAAAACCATTGGGCCATCAACTCTAGCGCATGAAATGGCGCATGCAGTAGACCGGCAGTTTGAAGAGCAGGCCGGTGAGCAGACTGGTATTTTCAGCAAGGGCAATGCTTTCACTGATGCCTACAAGAAGTTGGTAGGCAGTGGGGGCATGCGGGAGGGCAGGAGACGCGCAGACCTGGCCCGTAAATACCACCCGGAGTGGGCCGCGGCGAACAGGGACTACCGAGCCACCCCATACGAGATTGCTGCCCATGGCATAGGAAAGTACGCGGGGCCAACCACGGCAGATGATGCCCCACCACATGTGGACGCAACGGCGGCAACCGAATTCATGATTCTTTTAGACCTTGCCAAACGCAACTCCAAACCCGCTGTCAAGCGCGCCGAAGGCAGCCCCAAGGAGGGCGAAGTCAGCCACGCAGAACTGGACGCGGCCAGCCGCCCGGCCTTTGTCACGCCCAAGTCTGGCAAGGGCCGCAAGGAGGGCCCGATTAGCCGCGCGCTGAACACTGGCGAGGCGTATGTGAACATGGCCAAGGGCGTCACCGAGCTGCCCTACGACATCGCTGGCGCACCGGTGGACATTGCCACCATGGCGCTGCGCCCACTCGGTTACGACGTCGACAAGCCCGTGATGGGCAGCGACTGGATCAAGGAGAAGATGACGGCGGCCAAGGTGCGCCCTGAGCCGCCAAAGGATGCCACCGACAAGGGCTTCTACACGGCCGGGCAACTGCTGTCCAACCTGACCAACCCTGCAGGGGTCGTTCGCAGTGGCGTCATGACCGCGCAGCGTGCGGGCCAAGCGGCCTCTGATCTGGCCAAAGACTTCCAACAGTACAACCGCCAGTTGTCCGTGCCAAGTGCATCGTATGCGGTCCGGCCAGAGGGCTCTAACCTTGCGATCCGTCGCGATCAAAATTCTGACTGGATAGGGACGTACCTGGACAACGGCGTGCGCGATGCACGCGACCAGTTGGCCAACATGACGCACACCACGGACCGCGCGGCGCTCATGGAAAACTTTTGGAACAGCAAGGCGGCCAATTATTTTTCCAAGCAGTTTGGCACTGAAAGCGACCCGGTGTATCGCGGCATCCGCGACCAGACCATTAAGTCGCCGGTGCTGAACAAGGACTTTAGAAAATACGCCTTGGATTCATTGAAATTGGGCAAAACCCGGGTTAATGAAGAGACGGGCCAAACCAGGTTCTTCCCCGCGTACCCAGAAGCATTTGACGACTTGCGCAAGCGTTACGACGATCTCACGCAAATTCGTGGTTCGGTGCCTGTTCGCGATCCTGCAAGCGTCATGGACCCAAATTTCACGTACAGCCCCTCGCGTCAGGGCGAGAATTTTATGGAAGCGCTGCGCAATCAAGAGATTGACCGGATGATTGCGCAGGGCACGCCGGTGACGCAGGCTCAACCCACATTAGAGTTTTTAACCCGTTCGGCTAAAGTTCCAGACACAATACTCGGGCCCCACAGCGCCAAGTCTATCTTGACGGACTACGAAGCCGCTACGGGCACGCGCCTGGGCGATCCGAACTTTCAGGGGGTGCCGCAGCCCGATGCGCTGCCGCAGAACCTGCGCACGGCGTTTGACAAAGGGGAAATCATGTACGGCACCGGCGGCCCCAATGCACCGCTGCGGCAACTTTTTGACGCGAGCAGCATCAACGAGTTCCTTGCCAGCATTCCCGAGCGAGAGCTCAAAAACATTCGCTTTGAGGATGCGGTCAGGGGCGCGGCAAAAATCTCCGCCAAGCGACTGGAGCGCGAGACGTTGGCCGCGGACATTCGTGCGGGCAAGCGAGTGCCGGACAAGTTTTTCAGCGAAGGTGTCAGCGGTCCCTTGCTGCAGTTTGGTGAAGGCCCGCTTTCAGGGTTTGCCTGGAAGCGCATTGAAAATGCAGAGGCCACAGTGCCCGAGGGCGCCTACGTTGGGCACTCTGTTGGGGGCTACGCAAAGGGCGGCGCGTACGGTCCGGAGAAACACAAGCAGTTCAATGACGGAACCATGCGGGTGTACACCCTGCGCGACAACCGCAACCGCCCAGTCAATACGATTGAGGTGCGGATGGAAGCTGCGGGCCCTGTGGTCACCCAGATCAAGGGCAACGGCCGCGCTACCGGAAACACCGCCCCTTCTTCGTACGAAATTGGCGTGTTGGACTTCCTGCAGAACTACCTTAAGCCGGTGAAGATTGTTGAAAGCGACGCTTACCTGACTCCGCTGTTAACATCCTACAGAAATCAACTTAAAAACGCTCCTGCGCCGTAAGGACCACACATGCCAATCGACAAAGCACTCAACCGAGCCCCGGCCTTGGAAGTCATCGTAGGGGGCGGCGGCATTCCTGAGCCCTCAATGGACATTGAAGTGGTCATTGACGACGACGGTGGCGCCACCATTGAGATGGGCGAGGACGAGGCGCAGTCGGTTGACTTCTACGACAACCTGGTCGACGTCATTGACCCGGACGCCTTGTCGCGCATCTCCATTGATGTGGCCGCCATGTACGAGGCCGACAAGGCTTCACGCTCCGATTGGGAGCAGATGTACGCCAAGGGCCTTGATCTGCTGGGCTTGCGCATCGAAGAACGCACCAAACCCTTCCGCGGCGCGGCCGGTGCGGTGCATCCGATGATCACCGAAGCCATCATCCAATTCCAGGCGCAGGCCCTGAAGGAGCTGATGCCCGCTGGCGGCCCTGTTCGCACGCAGATTATGGGCAAAGAGACGGTCGAAAAGTTCCAACAGGCCGGTCGCGTGCAGGATTTCATGAACTACCAGCTCACCACGGTGATGGAGGAATACACACCGGAGTTTGATCAACAGCTTTTTTACACCGGATATGGCGGTTCGACCTTCAAAAAGGTCTATTACGACTATCAACTGGGCCGGATGGTGTCAAAACTGTGCCTGGCAGACGACGTCTACATCCCTTACAACGGTTCCAGCGTCGTTTCGCAGTGCCCGCGGCTCACGAACCGCATTCCGATGGACGCCAACGAGTACAAAAAGCGCTCTTTGGCCGGCGAATACATCGACATCCCCGTTGAAACTTACGCCGCGCCCTCCGATCCGAGCCAAATCAAGGCCGCGGTGGACAAAGTGACGGGCATTCAGCCCACCGATGACGTCGGCGAGGTGTTTTTGCTGGAGCAACTGGTCGATTTGGACATCCCAGGCTTCGAAGACAAGGACGAAAACGGCGAACCGACCGGAATCAAGCTGCCCTACGTTGTCACACTGGCCGAAGACAGCCTCAAGGTTGTCGGAATTCGTCGGAATTGGAAGGAAAACGACGAAAAGAAGCGCCGCCGCAACTACTACGTCCACTACGTGCTCGTCGAGGGCCCTGGCGCGTACGGTTTGGGCTTTGTGCACCTCATTGGGGGCCTTGGAAAGGCCGCAACGAGCGCCCTGCGGCAGTTGATCGACGCCGGAACGCTTGCAAACCTGCCTGCGGGCTTCAAAGCCAAGGGCGCGCGCATCGCGGACGACTCTGATCCCATCCAGCCGGGCGAATGGCGCGACATTGACGCTGGCGGAGCCGAGCTTTCGGCCTCTTTGATGCCTCTGCCCTACAAAGAGCCCAGCCAGGTGCTGTTTGCGCTCCTGGGCTTCCTCGTAGACGCCGGCAAACGCCTGTCCAGCACCGCCGACATGCAAGTTGGCGATGGCAACCAGTACGCGCAGGTCGGAACGACCTTGGCGCTGCTGGAGCGCGGCTCTATGGTCATGTCCAGCATCCACAAGCGACTGCATTACGCGCAGACGCTGGAGTTCCGGTTGCTGTTCGAAGGCTTTGGCCAATACCTGCCCGACGAGTACCCCTATGACGTGCCTGGCGCGAGCCGCAAGGTCAAGAAGTCGGACTTTAACTCGATGGTGGGCGTGCAGCCGGTGGCCGACCCCAACATCTTCAGCTCTGCGCAGCGCATCCAGCTCGCCCAGATGCAATTGCAGCTCGCTCAGAGCGCCCCGAACATGCACAACATGTACGAGGCCTTCTACCGCATGTACGCGGCGCTCAATATCCGCGATATTGATGGCATCTTGCTGCCACAGAACACCAGCACACCGCGTGATCCGGCCTCCGAGAACAGCGACGTGCTCAACGGCATGAAACTCAAAGCCTTTGCTGGCCAGCAGCACGACGCGCACATCGCAAGTCACCTGATGATGGGCATGTCCCCCATCCTGCAGTCCAACCCCCTATCAGCGGCAGAGCTGCAGAAGCACATTCTTGACCACGTGCGCTTGAAAGCCGAGGAAGACGTGGAAGCAGAGTTGTTCAAGACCTATGGAACCGACCCCGATCGCATGGTTTCGGCCATCCAGAAAGAGGGCATGGTTGCGCTCAAGATCGCCCTGGGCATGAAGGAGGTCCGGGACATGCAGCAGGAGCTTTCTGGCGAGGGCGAAGAGGGTCCAGACCCCTTGATCAAGCTCAAGGAGACAGAGCTGCAGCAGCGTGCGCAGAACGACCAGGCCAAGAACCAGCTCGATCAGCAGCGCCTGGCTCTGGACCAGCAAAAGTTGCAGGACAACAAAATGTTCAACCAGCAGAAACTGGCGCTTCAAGGCGCCAAAGTCGGCCAACCACCAATGGGAGTTCAAAATGCCGCTTAAAAAAGGCTCCAGCCAGAAGACCATCAGCCGCAACATCGGCGAGATCGTGCGCGACTACAAGCAAGACGGGATGATTGGCACCAGCAAGCCAAAGAGCAAAGCCGCGGCCATCAAACAGGCTGCCGCGATCGCCTATGACAAGGCCGGCAAGACCAGAAAGATGGCCAAGGGCGGCGGCGTGCAAGGCCCGGCCATGATCGTGAAGAAAAAGGACGGAAATCGTCCAGTTAAGATATACTGAACACTGTCAACCGTGCCAACGGGTGGGGCATAAACCACCTGCTTTTCATGGAATCCCCATGCTTGAATTTGCAGAAGCAGTTCTGAAGGAAATCAGGAAACTTCAAGAGCAATCGAAGCAGATTGTTCTGAACGGGACCATTACAGACATGGAGCGTTATCGTTTCATGATGGGTCGCCTTGAAGGATTGAGGATGGTAGAGGATTCCGTGAAAGACCTTCTCAAGAAGGTTTCGGAAGACGAAGACCTCATCAACTGAAAGGACGCCAATGGAGACCGCTGAAGTTTCTGCACCACAAATGACCGCGCTGGAACGCAAATGGGCCGAAGAGGCTGCCAGCAAACCTCCTGCCTTGGAGGACGCCTACACCGAGCTCGGGTTTGACCCCGAAAAGCTCGATCAGGCGGTCATCAACACCATCCCCAAGCCTACCGGGTGGCGCATTGCCATCCTGCCCTATCGCGGCGCCGAGAAGACCAAGGGCGGCATCGTCCTGGCCGAGGAGACGCAGCGCAAAACGCAGTTGGCCACCGTGTGCGGCTACGTTTTGAAGATGGGTGACCTGGCATACGCGGACGAGGGCAAGTTCCCTGCCGGCGCGTGGTGCAAGGAAGGCGATTGGATCATCTTCGGCCGGTATGCTGGCGCCCGCATACCGATCGACGGCGGGGAAATCCGGCTGTTGAACGACGATGAGGTACTGGCCGTGGTCAACAGTCCTGAAGACGTTCTGCACATGTAAAGGAGCATTTCTATGAACGAAGAATTGGAATTTAAGGTAGGCGAAGACGAGAGTCCGGCTACCGTTGCGGTATCGGAAGATGGTACTGCGCAGGTTGTTTCCAAACCGGAGCAAAGTGGCAGCGAGCTGGACCAGTACAGCGAGGGCGTCAAGAAGCGCATCGACAAACTGACCGCCCGCCTGCGCGAGACGCAGCGCCGCGAGCAGGCCGCCTTGGAATATGCCAAGAACGTGCAGGCTCGCGCCACGCAGCTTGAGCAGCAGTACATGTCGGTCGACAACGAGCGCCTTGGTGAGGCCAGCAGCCGCGTCCAAACGCAGGTCGTGGCCCTCAAGCAGATCATCCGCAAAGCCCGTGAAGAAGGTGACATCGACACCGAAACGGAAGCCCAGCAGCGCCTGGCCGCCATGACTATGGAGCAGAGCCAGATCGCCGCGGCCGCTCAGCAGCGAGAACAGGCCCAGGCGCAATGGAACTACCAGCAGCAGGTCGCTGCCCAGCAGGCCGCCATGCAGCCACAGGTGCAGGTCCAGCAGGAAGTCGATCCGCGGGTCGAGGACTGGGCTGAGCGTAACCCGTGGTATGGCCGCGACACCGCCATGACTCACGCAGCTTGGGGCATCCATCGCCAGTTGATTCAGGTTGAGGGGTTTGACCCCAACACCGAAGCGTACTATGATGAGCTTGACAACCGTTTGAGGCAGACCTTCCCCCAGAAATTGGGTGGGGGCCAGCAGCAAGCGCAAACTAACAGGGCCGCCCGATCCGTGCAAACGGTGGCACCTGCATCCCGATCATCGGGTATCAACAACGCACGCCGCACTGTCAAGTTGACCCCAAGTCAAGTTGCAATTGCCAAAAAGCTGGGCGTTCCGCTTGAGGAATACGCCAAGTACGTGAAGGAGTAAGCCATGTCTGACGTCAAAATTCCAGTTCTCAATCGCACTTCTCGCGCGGCCGAATCGCGTGAAAAAGATGCGCGACGCAAACCATGGGCACCACCTTCTCGACTGGATGCGCCTCCCGCGCCTCCGGGATACGAGCACCGTTGGATTCGGGCCGAAGCAGGCGGGGTAGAAGACCGCACGAACATCTCTGGCAAGCTCCGCGAGGGGTATGAGCTGGTTCGTGGGGATGAGCACCCCGACTATCAGGTTCCAACAGTAGAAGATGGCCGACATGCTGGCGTGATCAGCGTGGGAGGTTTGCTTCTAGCACGCATCCCCAAGGAAACGGTTCAAGAGCGCAATGCGTATTACAACTCACGTGCAAACGACCAATTGCAGGCTGTCGACAATGAGCTGATGAAGGCCAATGCACACAACAGCATGACCATTCAGCGGCCCACCCGCCAGTCCCGCGTTTCATTCGGTGGCTCTCGCGGCCAGTGAAATCAACTTTTTGAAGGAAACATCAAATGGCAAACGTGAATAAGCCCTTTGGTCTGCGTCCTCTCGGCAATCTGTCAGCTACCGGCGCTCAAAAGCAGTACGGCTACCTGATTGCTGATAACCAGTCCGGGGCGATTTTTCAAGGCGATCTGGTGACCATTGACAATGGTTACTTGGTCAAGTTCAACAACACGGATCACACTGTGGCAGTAGGCGTTTTCAACGGCTGCAACTACATTGATCCCACCACCGGCAAGCCGACCTGGAAGAACTACTATCCCGGCTCCGTCAACATCACCGCTGGCCAGATCGTGGCTGACGTGATCGACGATCCCAATCAGTTGTTCATCATCCAGAACGCCGGCACTCCCACCCAGGCCAATATCGGCACCAATGCTGATATTACCGCCAGCACCACCGGAAGCACCACCACGGGCATGTCCAACATGACCATGAGCGGCACTTTCACCGAGGCTGCTACCGCGAACCTGAAGGCAGTGGGCCTGTGGAACGTACCGGGCAATGAGATGGGCCAATACGCCGTTCTCGTTGTGAAGATCAATGAGCACATGTACGGCAGCGTTGGCACGCCGGGCTTTAGCACCTAAGGAGATCAAAAATGGCAATTTCACGCGCACAACTGGTGAAAGAGCTTGAGCCTGGTCTCAATGCTCTGTTCGGCCTGGAGTACAAGAACTACGAGAATGAGCACACGCAAATCTATTCCGTCGAATCCTCGGATCGTGCATTCGAAGAAGAGGTGATGGAGTCGGGCTTTGCGGAAGCTCCGGTTAAGACCGAGGGCGCTGGCGTCGCTTACGACCAGGCGCAAGAGGTCTACACCGCTCGCTACACCCACGAGACCATCGCCCTGGCGTTCTCGCTGACCGAAGAAGCCGTGGAGGACAACCTCTACGACCGCCTGTCGGCCCGCTACACCAAGGCCCTGGCCCGCTCGATGGCTCAGACCAAGCAGATCAAGGCTGCGGCTGTGCTGAATGGCGCTTTCACCACCTCTATCGGTGGCGACGGCGTTGCTCTTTGCGCACTTAACCACCCCACCCTGACCGGCCCCAACCTGGCCAACACCCTGGCTACGGCCGCCGACCTGTCCGAGACCTCTCTGGAGCAGGCGCTGATCGACATTGCTGCGTTCACCGATGAGCGTGGCCTGAAGATCGCCGTTCAGGGCCTGAAGCTGATTCTGCCGAAGGAACTGCAGTTCACGGGCGACCGTATTCTGAAGTCCACTTTGCGGGTTGGCACTGCTGACAACGACATCAACGCTGTCCGCAACATGGGCATGGTGCCGCAAGGCTACGTGGTCAACCACTTCCTGACCGATCCGGACGCCTGGTTCATCAAGACCGACGCCCCCAACGGCATGAAGATGTTTGAGCGCGTGTCCATGAAGACCGGCTTCGAAGGTGACTTCGACACCGGCAACGTGCGCTACAAGGCTCGCGAGCGCTACAGCTTCGGCTTCAGCGATCCGCGCGGCATCTTTGGCTCGCCTGGTGCGGCTTGATAGCTGTCCAGCAGCGATGAAAAAGGGGCCTTCGGGCCCCTTTTTCTTTTTCCGCAAATGGGTTATATTGTGCCCATCCCGGATTTATCCGGTGTATCTGACAGCCCCGGGGCTGACGTCATGCAGACAGGTACACCTTAACCGCATGAGGAATCAATCATGGCTTTGACCACCTTCTCTGGCCCAGTACGCTCGCTGAATGGCTTCATTGCTGGCAACGGCAACACCATCACCAAAGTACTGTCGGGCTCCGCCTCCCTGAACTTTGGCTCCATCAGCGCTGTCTCTCAGGCTGATCTGACAATCACTGTCACTGGCGCTGCCGTTGGCGACGAGGTCATCATGGCATTGCCCGCTGCTCCTGCAGCCGGCATCGTCTTCAACGCATTTGTCTCGGCTGCCGACACTGTGACAATTCGTGCGTCCAACATCACTGCATCCCCTGTTGACCCTGCCGCTGCCACATACGGCGTCATTGTCATTGCTGCCTGATAGGAGGCTCACATGAGCGCCAGTAACATCCAGGCAGTCACAAAGACTGCTGATGCTCACGCAATTGGGGGTCGAACCCGCGTTGCGGGCATCTACTACACCTGCACTGGCACGGCGTCGTCGTTCACACTTAGGAACGGCTCTGTTGTGGGCGCACCGGCCCTGGTCACGATCAACACGCCGGCTGCTGCTGGCGCGTACGACATCATCCTCCCCGACCTGGGCATTGTGTTTTCGGACGGGGTCTTCATTGATGTGAACGATGTCCAGGTGACCAGTGTCACTCTTCTTTTCTACGGTGGAGCGGCACAGTAATGGCATCCAAAGGCATGGGCATCAAGACTTCAGTGAAGTCCGGTAACTTCCGGGCCACCAAGTCCGGCGCGGGCATGACCGAAAAGGGTGTTAAGGCCTTTCGCAAAGCCAATCCAGGCAGCAAGCTCAAAACTGCGGTGACGACCAAAAACCCGTCACCAGCAGAGGCAAAGCGGCGGGCCTCGTACTGTGCTCGTTCTGAGGGGCAGATGAAGCAGTTTCCAGATGCTGCCAAAGACCCCAACAGCCGGCTACGCCAGGCGCGAAAGCGTTGGAGGTGCTGAGCCGTGGAAATGATGATATGGAACGTGGTTCTAACCGCGATTGTGGCAGTCATGGGATTTCTACTCAAAAGCAAGTTCGACGAAATCGGCCGGCTGGGCATCTTGTTGAACAAGACTCGCGAGGAGGTTGCCAGGGAGCATGTCACTCGCAAAGAGGTCGACGACCGTTTTGATAAGTTCGTGAGCCACGTTGATCAAAGATTCAACCGGCTTGAGGTCAAACTTGATGAAATCAGAAGGGCTGGGTAAGGATATGAAAGCAAAGATGGCGATGGTCAAAAAGGGAGGCAAAAAAGTGCCTGCTTTTGCGGCCGATGGCGTGGGAAAAATGAAAAAAGGTGGTGCCGTTGGCATGCACAAGATGCCCGACGGCAAGATGATGAAAGATTCCGACATGGCCGACCAGATGGGCCGTGCTGTCAAACGTAAAACGGCCGACGTCAAGGGCCGTGCAATGAAGAAAGGAGCCTGATCATGGCTGGAAGAGGTATGGGTTGCGCCACACGTGGCGGCGGAGCGGTCGAGAGCGGCGGGAAAAACCGCATGATCTCGGAGACCAGCAAAACCACTGGTCCTATCATGATGAAAAAAGGCGGCTCGGCCAACAAAGGTGGCATGAACGAGCACAAGCGCATGGCCATGGGTAAGCCCATTGGCAAGATGGGCGGCGGTATGATGGCCAAAGGTTACAAAAAAGGCGGAGCAGCCTGCTAAATGGCCACTTCGGGCACAACCACGTTTGACCTGTCAATTGACGACTTGGTCGAAGAGGCGTTTGAGCGCTGCGGGATGCGCGCGACGAGCGGTTATCAGCTCTCGTCCGCGCGCCGCTCGCTCAACCTCCTCTTCCTTGACTGGGCCAATCGGGGGCTCAACCTGTGGACGATCGAGCAAGCCACCTATTCGCTGACACAGGGCACCAACGAGATTGCGTTGGACGCTTCTGTGGTCAACGTCTTGGAGGCCGTGATCCGTGATCCGAGCACCAGTCCATCGACGGACATCTACATTGAGCGAATCAGCCGCGAGGACTGGCTCAATGTGCCTGACAAGACCACGCAGGCGCGTCCTGCGCAGTTTTACGTGCAGCGCACCAACATTCCCAAGGTGTTTTTCTATCCTGCAGCGGACCGCAACTACACCTTCGTGTACTACCGCATCCGCCGCATCCAGGATGCTGGCGACTACACCAACACTGCCGACGTTAATTTCCGGTTTCTCCCATGCCTGGCATCAGGCCTGGCCTACTACCTGTCCCTCAAGTTTGCCGCTGACCGCGCTTCTGCGCTCAAGGCAATCTACGACGAGGACTTCCAACGCGCTGCGATGGAAGATCGAGACACTGCCAGCGTGCAGTTTGTGCCGGACCTAGGGGTATGACATGGCCTACGCAAGCGGCAAGTTCTCGTATGGCCTGTGCGACTACTGCGGACAGCGGTATGAGTACAACGTCCTGCGCAAGAACTGGCGCGGCTTCAAGGTTTGCCCGGACGACTACGAGCCTAAGGAGCCGCAGTTGGAGCCCTTGCGCTACCGTGGCGACGCGATTGCCTTGCAAGAGCCCAGGCCGGACCGTATTGAGCCCGTGTCTGTCTTTGTGGGGGCACCGGGCTTTACGGCCTTCCAGAGCTTTGGAAGCGTCCGTGGCGGCACTAACATGCAGCCGTACATACAGGACCAGGCGCTCATTGCGCAAGGCGTTGTTGGATCAGTGACGGTGAACATATCATGACCTACGACGAACTTGTCACCAACATTCGAAATTACACCGAGGTGAACAGCAACGTGTTCACCCCGGCGGTGATCAACACGTTCATCACCATGGCGGAGAACCAGATTCTTCGTGACATTGACCTGGACGTGTTCAAACTTGAGGTCACGGGCAGCATGACCCAGGGCAACCGCTTTTTGACGGCGCCTTCAGACCTCTTGACGCACCGGTACATGATCTTGACGCCGGCCAGCGGGGCCCAACTGTTTTTGGACTTCAGAGACACCTCGTTTATGAAGGAGTACTGGCCCAACGGTGCCACGCAGGGCACTCCCAAGTACTATTCGGTGTGGGACCAAAACACCTTCTACATCGCCCCCACGCCCAGTCAAAGCTACAGCGTAGAGCTCGGGTACATTTATCGCCCTCCACAGCTTTCCTCGGCCACGCCAACGACCTGGGTCAGCAATAACGCACCGGAAGCGCTGCTGTACGCCTGCTTGATCCAAGCGTACAGCTACACCAAGGGCCCTGCCGAAATGATGCAGTACTTTCGAGGCGCGTACAAAGAGGCAATTCAGGGTCTGGGCACTGAGCAGCAAGGCCGTCGTCGTCGCGATGAGTACCGTGACGGGATGCTTCGTATTCCACTTAAATCGGATTCACCTGGACCATGATCACAGCTCCTCTACCTGTCAACGTCGGAAGCGTTTTTGTCGAGACCACGCACATGCGTGGCTGGAATGTTGAAGAGCTGGCGCAACGCGCGGCTGACAAAATCATCCATGTGGGGGATCAGTCCCATCCTGCAATCCAGGCACAGGCAAGGGCGTTCAAGGACAGCGTTCGACAGGTGGTGGCGTTTTACTTGAAAGAGGCGGTTGAACAGGACCGAGCGACAATCGCCATGCGCTTGCGAGAGGCAGGACATCCCGACTTGGTTCATTTGTTAGGAGATTAAAAATGGCATTTTCAGGCAATTACATGTGCACCAGCTTTAAGGTGGAGCTGATGCAAGCGGTACACAATTTCACAACTGGCACCGGCAGCACCTTCAAGCTGGCTTTGTATAACAACAACGCCTCCTTTACTGCGGCGACCACGGCGTATACCGCGACTGATGAGGTTGGAGCATCAGGCACGTATTCGGCCGGGGGTGGGGCGCTCACCAACGTCACGCCTACTTCGACCAGCACCACAGCATTTACGGACTTTGCGGACTTGTCGTTCACAGGCGCGACCATCACGGCCTATGGCGCGATGATCTACAACGACTCGGCGGCGGGCAATCCCTCGGTCTGCATTTTGGATTTTGGCGGTGCAAAAACGTCCACTACGGGCACTTTCACCATCATCTTCCCGACCGCCGACGCAACGAGCGCAATCATCCGCATCGCCTAAGAGGCGGTAAGTGGCAGATGCAACCGTTGCCTTCCAGGGTTGGAATGCCTCTGGTGTAGGCTGGGGCCAAGACCCCTGGGGGGAAAGTCTTGCCGACTTGCCCACCGGGGTGGGCGCGGTTGGGTCTGTTGCAATAACTTCTGATGTAAGCGTCACGCTTACAGGGGTTTCGGCCAGCGGGTCGGCCGGCCAGGTTGCTGTCACAGGAACTGCGCAAGTCTCCCCTGCGGGCGTGTCCGCCTCAGGGGCCATAAGCGGCGTTTCAGTCACCGGAGCGGCTGATGTTACCCTTGTTGGTGTCCAGGCCTCGGGCGCGGTTGGGGCTGTTACGATCACAGGAAGTGCCAACGTCCCCATAACCGGGGTCTCCGCCACGGGCCAGGTGGGTCAGGCCAATGCCGCCGCCGGAGCGGACGCAAACGTCACCGGCGTAGCTGCTGTTTCGGCAGTAGGGAGCGTCTCAGCCACAGGGACGGCCCAGGTCTCTCTTGTTGGCCTACAGGCCTCAGGCGCGGTGGGCACAGTCGTTGCCCAAGCTGGGGCCAATGTCCCTTTGACCGGGGTCAGCGCAACGGCGACCTCGGGCAGCGTAGCTGTTCAGGTTGACGTAGCTGTCTCACCTACAGGGGTGCAAGCTGCCGGCTTTGTGGGCCAGGTTACAGTTTCAATTGCAACCGATGTTTTGGTTGTTGGTGTCGAAGGCACGGTGGCCTTGGGCGACGTTTCTGTAGCCGCCAATGCCGATGTGTTTGCCGCTGGCGTAGAGGCGATCGGAGAAACAGGCGCCGTTGACTTCCAAGCGGACGCCAATGTCGCTGTGACGGGTGTTTTGGGGGCGGCAAGCGTAGGCCAGGCGTCTGCCGACGGGGGTGCGGGAGCCGCGGTCACCGGAACACAAGCCATCGGCCGGGTTGGCAGCATCACCACTCAAGCCGGGGTCTCTGTCTTTGTTACCGGCGTTCAAGCACAGGGGCAGATCGGGCCGCCACTTGTGTGGGGAGTCATTGATGACAACCAGACGCCCAACTGGCAAAATGTAAACGATGCACAGTCAGGGGCCTGGGTTGTTGTCAACGACGGAAACACTGTAGTTTGGACTCAAGTCCTGACGTAAAGGAAAAAAATGCCAAGTACCTTCTCCACCAACCTTAAAGTTGAACTGATGGCCACGGGTGATAACTCGGGCACTTGGGGCACCGTCACCAACACCAACCTTGGCACTGCACTGGAGCAGGCCATTGTCGGATACGGCAATCCAAACTACAGCTCCGACGCAAACCTGACCATCACGTTGACGGACAGCAATGCTGCCCAGGCGGCGCGAGCACTGGTATTGAACGTGACCTCGTCTGTCAGCTTAACGCTCACGCGGGAACTGGTTGTACCGACGATTCAGAAGCAGTACATCGTCCAAAACAACACGTCAGGGTCTCAAAGCATTACAGTCAAGACCTCCGCCGGCACAGGTGTGACGGTGCCCAATGGCCGGAAGATGCATGTCTACGTTGACGGCACCAACGTCGTGCAGATGGTGGACTATTTTGTGAGCCCCGCTTTTGTAACTCCAGTGCTTGGCACCCCGTCCTCAGGCAATTTGGGCAGTTGCACAGGCCTCCCTCTGTCAACTGGCGTGAGCGGCACGTTGGCTGTTGGCAATGGCGGCACAGGAATTGCTGCAGGGACCTCCGGGGGTGTTCCATACTTTTCCGCCACCAACACTATTGCCAGCTCGGCTGCCTTGGCCGCAAGCGCACTGGTTGTGGGGGGAGGCGCGGGAGCGGCTCCCGCAACCACCACGACCGGCACGGGGGTAGTGACTGCTCTCGGCAACAACACCAACTCTGCGGGTGGATTTGCAACGATTGACGGGGTCGCCACGCTCACAAACAAACGAATTGATCCCCGTGCGTCCAGCACGACTTCGACTGCTTCGGTGACGCCTGACATTGCGTCCTTTGATCAATACGCTTTCACGGCACAGGCAGTTGCCCTGACCATTAACGCGCCGATTGGAACGGCAGTTGATGGGAACAAGCTGATCTTTCGCATTCTTGACAACGGAACACCCCAAACGATCTCTTGGAGTGGCACATACACGGTCATAGGAACGACGCTTCCCACCACAACCATAGCAAACAAGATGACCTACGTTGGGTGCATCTACAACGCCGCAAACACCCGTTGGGATGTCATCGCAGTCACCACGCAAGCATAAGGACGCATCATGCAAATCATCTTCAAATTCGATACTCCGTTTGGCTCGTTTTGTGACGCACTGAACCTGCCTGATGACCACGGCCTGACTGATGAGCAACTGGAGGTCATGAAGCAAGAGCGCTTGACCAACTGGCTTGCCGTGGTTAATCCTGTCATCGAAGCTCCGCAGGAGTAAAGCATGGCTAATAGGTATTGGATTGGTGGCTCAGGAAGTTGGTCTGGCGCAAATACCGCCAACTGGTCAGCTACTTCAGGGGGAGTTGGTGGCGCTTCTGTCCCCACTGCCGCTGATGATGTATTTTTTAACTTAAGCTCGGGTGGAGGCACGGTTACCGTTAATGCATCCCGCGTTGCAAAATCAATCGACTGTACCGGATACATAGGCACTCTTGACATAAGCAGTTCTGCCAATCTTACTCTTTCTGGGAGCGCAACTTTCTCCTCGGGGATGACGTTTACTACAACCGGTATTAGCCCCGCCATTATATTTATCGCCACTGCAACGCTGACGAGCGCAGGAAAAACGCTATGCGGCATTACCGTTAATGGTGCGGGTATTACCGTCACGCTTGCAGATGCGCTAACTGTGTCATCCATATGTACCACAACTCTAACTGCCGGTACTCTTGCGCTTGCCAATTTCACTTTAAGCACTGGGATTTTTAGTTCTTCAGGGTCATCCACTCGCGCCATTACCTTTGGCTCTGGCAACATTGCGCTGACAAGCACTACAGCCGCAACGACCGTGTTGTCGATGGCAACCGTTACCAACTTTTCTTGGACGGGGACAGGCGGGTTCACGCGCAACATGGCGGCAACCGCCACAATTGTATTTGGAACTACGGGCGGCACCTCGTCAAACGCCCCCAATCTAACGGTAAACGGTGGATCGTCTTTGTTGACAATTACTGCCACTAGTTGGTTTAAAAATTTAAACTTTACTGGAAGTTCTTGTTCTGTTTCTGGTGGAAGCCCAACTGCAAATATTGCTGGAGATTTAACTCTTTCAACAACTGGTACATATACAAGTTTTGGGCCAACATTTGTTGCTTCAACAACTTTTACTAGTTTAGGAAAAGCTTTAAGTAATTGTGGCGTTAGTGGTTCTGGAATTACAGTTACCCTAGGGGATGCGTTAACTGTAAACAGCACATTTACGCTTACCCAAGGAACACTTAATTTAAACAACAACACATTAAGCACAGGTATTTTTTCCTCTAGTAATACAAATACGCGGGCAATTTCATTTGGTTCAGGCAACATTGCGCTGACTATTACAGTTCCAGCATCAACTATATTGGCGATGCCAACCGCCACAAACTTTACTTGGACAGGAACCGGTGGATTTACCAGAAATATGGCAGCAACCGCTACTGTTACGTTTGGCACTACTGGCGGCACTGTTTCAAATGCCCCTAATTTGACTGTCAACGGCGGCGCGTCAGATTTGACTATTACAACCAACAGTTATTTAAAAAATGTTGACCTTACTGGAAGCACTTGTTTAGTTAATGCAACCTACAATGCTGCTGGCAACTTGACCCTTGCATCAGGTGGAACATATACAGGCGTTGCTCCGAGCTTCCGCGCATCTGGAACTGTCACAAGTGCAGGCAAAACAATTGGCAATGTAACGATCAACGCAGCGTCCAATACTGTAACCCTTGCCGATGCAATGACGTTGGGCACAACAAATACGTTTACCCTTTCGGCGGGCACAATTAACCTTGCAGGATTTAATTTAAGCACCGGGAGTTTTTCCTCCAATAACAGTAACACTCGCGCAATTTCTTTTGGCTCTGGCAACATTGCGTTGACCAGTGCCACCGCCAATACGGCTGTGCTGTCGATGTTAAACGCTATTGGCTTTACTTGGACAGGAACGGGCGGCTTTACCAGAAACATGGCAGCAACCGCCTCAATGGTTTTTGGGACTTCGGGAGGCACAACTTCAAACGCCCCAAATTTGACAGTCAACGCTGGCTCTTCGACGCTGACTTTTAGCGATGTAAGTATTTTTAAGAACCTTGATTTTACCGGTAGCTCCTGCGCTGTCACGGCCCTAGTAGCCTTAGTCAATATAAAGATAGCGGGGAATTTGACACTTGCGTCAGGAGGCTCCTACGGACTTGTTGCGCCCACATTTCTTGCATCTGGAACCATCACAAGCAGTGGCCAGACGATTAATGCCTTAACAATCAACGGCGCTGCAATTACTGTAACGCTTGCTGATGCGCTTGTGTCTAGCGGCGCTTTGGTTCTCTCACAAGGAACGCTGGCAAACCCCTCAAATTATAATGTAACGGCATTTAATTTTTTATCAAACTCAGGCAGTGCTTGTTCTTTGAGTTTGGGGTCAAGCACTTGGACAATAACCGGCGGGGACGCGACTACCAGTTGGGTTGCAACAAACGCAAGTTTGACTTTCAACGCAGGCACATCAACCATCAACCTGACTTATGTTGGTGTCAAAGAGTTTTTTGCCGGTAACAGGACATACTACAACGTCAATGTAGGAGGAACAGGTGACTTCTATATTTATGGGACAAACACTTTTAACAACATCACCAACAGCGTCCAACCTGCTACGGTGATTTTTGAAAGCGGCTTGACCCAAACCGTGTCCAACTTTGGCCTATCGGGCACGGCCGGAAATCTAATCACTATAAGCAGTGAGGCTGCCGGGTTTCAGTTCACGTTGTCAAAGGCTTCCGGCACAGTCGACGCCCAGTACCTGTCGATTCAAGACAGTGTTGCAACGGGCGGCGCGGTGTGGAACGCATTCACATCAAATGGTAACGTCGATGCAGGAAACAACACGGGTTGGGTTTTTTCTGCGGCTGGCGGCAATATGTTACTGATGTTCATTTAACGGGTAAAACATGGCATGGTCTGACGTACTCAAAGCGGTCATCCCAATCGTCGTGGCCGCGCTAGCTTGGCTGTTGGGTCAGGTTGCATCCTTCTCCGAGCGCCTTACAAAAATTGAGGGGCAGATGCCTGCCTTGATCACCAAGGAGGGTGTGCCAACCGACAGCCCGATCAGCGCGGAGCGTAGAGCGATTCAGAAGGAACAGCTTATGACTCACATCAACGAGCTTCAGGTCAAGGTGCGCCTGCTTGAAGAGCGCGAACGTCTCTTGAAAGGAGCAAAGTAATGCTGTCACTCATCTCCACCCTTGGCGGCTTGCTGATCAGCGGCCTGCCCAAACTGCTAGAGTATTTCCAGAACAAGGCTGACCAAAAGCACGAGCTGGCTCTGGCTCGGATGCAGAACGAGCGAGAGCTGGCTTTAGCCGCTCAGGGCTACGCTGCCCAGCAAAAGATTGAAGAAATCCGCACCGATCAAGTCATGATGCAGACTGAGGCGCAGATGACGGAAGCTGCGCTCAAGCATGACGAGAAGGTGCTGGAGAGGGCCAGCCAGTGGGTGGCAAACTACGTCGGCACGGTGCGCCCCACGGTGACGTACATCTTTGTTCTGGAGCTGGTGCTCATCAACGCATTCATGGCGGTATACCTGTGGAACCACCCCACCTTGATCACCAACATCGACGATGTCGTCAAGTACTCCAGCTTGATCTTCTCCAGTGACGAGATGGCCATGCTGGGCGGGATCATTGGCTTTTGGTTTGGCTCGCGGCAGTGGAGCAAGAAGTGAAATTGAGCAAGGCAGGCGCTGATCTGATGCACAAGTACGAGGGGTACAGAACCCGCCCGTACTTGTGCCCGGCGCACATCTGGACCATTGGGTATGGCCATGTGCTGTACCAAGAGCAGATTAGGTTCCCTATGATGCGGCCAGAGGGCAAGACCCGGGCCGACATCCCGATGATTCGCAGTGAGATGCCGCTCAAGCCGGAGGACAACCGTGTCTGGACAAAGCAGGAAATCGACGAACTATTCGCGCAGGATGTCGCAAGTTTTGAACGCGGTGTTCTTCGACTTGTTCCCGGCAGTGCTGGCCGTCAAGGCCGCTTTGACGCTCTGGTCAGCATTTCCTTCAATTTTGGGCTAGGCAACCTCCAACGCAGCTCTATCCGTATCAAAGCAAATCGCGGAGAATGGGAGGGTGCGGCGGATGCCTTCTTGCTCTGGAACAAGGGTGGTGGCAAAGTGTTGCCGGGCCTGGAGCGCCGCCGCAAGGAAGAGCGCGCCCTGTTCCTATCTTCATGACCACAGGAGACCGACCCATGAAAAGCACCCCCGTCTGGGACAAGAAACGGCCAAAGGGCCTAGGCAAACCAAGGGCCCTGACCCCCGCCAAGAAGGCCGCAGCCAAGGCCGCAGCCAAGAAGGCTGGACGCCCCTATCCGAACCTGGTCGACAACATGCGCGCGGCGCGTAAGGGCTGATCATGGCCACGGTCAAAAAGGACGCAATCGCACAGGGCATCCGCCAGGCTTATGAGCGGGGCACAAAAGGCGCTCCCGAGGCCGTTTTGGACATTCACGTCAACCTCAAGAACCGCAACCACGCCATCAAAGACTATGGCTATGGGCCTTTGAATCCGGAGTCAGAGTCTCGGGTGTTCTGGGACAAGAAGGCCCAGATGTGGGACACCACCGTGCGAGAGGCCAAGAAGGCCCGCTGCGGCAATTGTGGGGCTTTCATTCAGACCCCTGAGATGCTCAAGTGGATGGCTCAGGGCATTGAAAAGGAAGATGCGGGAGAGCACAAAAGCTACGCCGATGACGTCATTGGAGCGGCCAATTTGGGCTACTGCGAACTCTTCCACTTCAAGTGTGCTGGTGACCGCACTTGCGATGCGTGGCTCGTGGGTGGTCCAATTCGATAAGGGAAGCACATGCCACTTCTGCGACTTTTTTTGAAGCCCGGTGTTGACAAACAAAACACCGAGTACGGCGCCGAAGGCGGTTGGGTAGACTCAGACTACGTGCGATTCCGCTATGGCTTACCAGAAAAAATAGGCGGCTGGACGCTCTTTGAAGACAGCAACTATTATTTTGTGGGCAGCATCAGTGACATCTTCACCTGGAACTCACTGCAAGGCGTCCCCTTCGCTGCCCTAGGGACCAACCGGAAAGTCTATGCCTTCAAGGGAGGGGAGTGGGCCGACATCACCCCGATCCGTGCCACAGGCACCGTGACATTTGACACGACCAACGGGCTGACCACTGTTACGGTCAACGACACCGCACATGGTGCGATAGCGGGCGACTTCGTCACTTTTGACAATGTCACAGGCAATCCTGGTGGCATCCCAAATGCCAGTCTGGAAAACGAGTTTGAGATTCAGACCATTGTCAATGCCAATGAGTACACCATTGTCTCCCCCGTTCAAGCAACCTCGACCGTGTTGGCGGCGGGCACGGCTGATGCCGCCTATCAAATCAATGTCGGCACAGACATCAGCTTTGCGGATTTTGGCTGGGGCACTGGAGGCTGGGGAGCCGCCGCTTGGGGCACTGCACGATCGCCATCTTCTGCGCTTTCTCTGGAGGCGGGCATTTGGACGTTTGACAATTACGGCCAAAACCTCATCCTACAGAAGATAAACGGGGGCATATACGAATGGGACCCAAGCACGAGTCTTTCAACACGTGCCACAGCCCTTGTAGGGGCCCCAACCAGAAGCAATTTTGCCCTTATCTCTACTCCAGACAGACACTTGGTGTGTTTTGGAACAGAGGGCACCCTGGGGAATCCGGCAACTCAGGACCCCATGTTTGTCCGTTTTTCAAGCCAGGAAAACATCGGCGACTTTGTGGCCACTGCAACAAACACGGCTGGCGGACAACGGCTCACGGACGGCAATGAGATCGTTTCTGCCACCCGCTCACGCGGTCAAATTCTTATTTGGACAGACACTGCTTTGCACGGGCAGGCGTTTGTTGGCCCTCCCTACACTTTCGGGTTCCAACAGCTTGGGGCCAACTGTGGGGCCATCGGTCCCCATGCCGCGGTGGACGTCAACGGCGTCGCCTATTGGATGAGCCGTGATGCGTTTTTTGTCTTTGACGGCTCGGTCAAAAAGCTGGCCTGCACTGTTCAAGACTACGTTTTCCAAGACCTCAATAGAGTGCAGAGTCCGGCAGTGAACGCCGGCATCAACACCCAGTTCAACGAGGTGACATGGTTCTACGCAACGGCGGACAGTGACTACATCAACCGATTTGTCACATACAACTACCTGGAGAATGTCTGGTCTATCGGAAGCATGGCGCGTACGGCATGGACAGATGCTGGAGTTTTTGCTAACCCGCTGGCCTCAGATTACGACAACACGGGGACACAGGCCACGCTGACCCCCATTTATGGGCTCACTCCGGGGCGCAGCCAACTGTTTAGCCAGGAGCGCGGCATCAATGGAAATGGGCTCCCGATCAACGCTTACGTCTACTCTGGGTACTTTGACATTGGTGACGGCGACCAGATGCTGCTCATGCAAAAGTTCCTGCCCGACTTTAAGCGGCAGGAGGGCAACCTCACTGTGCGGCTGCTTCTGCGTCCCTATCCGCAAGCCACCGCGGCACCCAGTTCGCTTGATCCGTACGTGATTGCACCCAACACTGAATTTGTGAGCACTCGCGCTCGCGGAAGACAGGTGCAGTTGCGCATTGAAAGCACCGATCTGGACACCTTCTGGCGGTTTGGAACGATGCGAATTGACATCCAGCCGGACGGCCTGCGATGAGCAAGATAAACAACGTACGACTGCCCAATGCGGCCGTAGGGGGCTACGACCCGGCCCAGTTCAACCAGCTCATACGCTCCCTTGAGCAGGTGATACTGCAGCTTAACGCCACGTATACGCCTGTCACGAGCGAGGACAAGTTGGGGGCCGCCACTTGGATGTCCGCGGGCAGCGGCGCGGGCGGCGGGTTTGCCGGTGGGGTTCGCGGATTCCAGAACAGCAACGGCATTCTCTTGCCCAACGCGATGATGATCTCTGATCAGGACCAGGCTAATGCCAGCATCACTGGCGAGAACCTACTGACATTCGCGCCCGCATTCTCTAACGGCATTACCGTGGAAAGCGGCTCACGGATTAGGGTGCCCTGCGGCGGACAGTACCTGGTGACTTTTACCTTGCAGGTGACCAACCGGGGCAATACGGCGGCTGAGTTTGAGATTTGGGCCAAGGACACGGGGGTGAACTACCCCCTGTCCAACACACGCTTTGACGTTCCCAGCCGCAAAAGTTCCACGATCTGGGCCCACGTAGTCCCTGCCATCACCGGCATTTTTACGGTCAATGACCCAATCAACCAGTATTTGGAGGTTGCGTGGTGGTCGGACAGTCTTGATGTCTATCTGGAACACTACGCTGCTGGGGCGTCCCCCACTCGGCCAGAGATTCCATCGGTGATCTTGACCATCAACTTTATTTCGGCGATGTGACATGGCAAACAAGTACTTTCGCAAGTATCTCACCCCGTCGGCCGCAACAGAAACCGCGATCTATACGGTTCCCGCAGCCAACTCAACGGTCCTGTCGTCTTTGCGGGTCACTAACCGAAATGCATCCACCGCAGCACTGACTGTAGTGGTTTATCCGCTTGGCGGGGGCACCGGTTACCACCTGCTGAAGGCCTATGCGCTGCCCACGAACCAGACAATGGACATCTTGAGCGGGGTGCCCTGTGTGCTTGAGGCGACGGACGTGATCAAGGTCACGTCAAGCCAGGCCACAGTCGACTTCTACCTGTCCTACCTTGAGATGGATCGCACGTAATGAGTGGACAAAACGCCTCCTCTTGTTGGATAATTTCAGCCATCATCGCGTCCTTTCCCGGCGCGCGGCCCTTGAGGCCTTTGGCACAAATCGGAAAGGACTACCATGGCAAATGAAGGAATCATGGCCCTGCCTGGCGGCATGGACATGCCGGCCGAAGAGGCCCAAAACCAGCAGCCGATCTCCGTCTCCAGCGCTGATTCTTACGACGCTGCTCAGACCGCCCTTGGCATGGTTGACCCTCAGGGTCAAGCCGCTGTAAAAGAGGCGATTCGCGAAAATATCCAGGACCTCCAGCTTACTTCAGATCAGCTTGATGTCCTGATTCAGGTTTTTGAGTACGTCAGCCAGAACCCTGGCGACTATCAAAACCTGGTCCAAAAAATGGTTGAAGAGGGGGCATTGGACGAGGGCGACATGCCCGAGGAATATGACCCCGAATTCATTGGCACGATGCTGGCCGTGCTGCAGGAGATGCGGCAGATGCAGGGCCAGGGAGCCATGGAGCCCTTGGACATGTCCCCGGTTGTCGAAGGCCTGCAGCCCATTGGCATGGCTGAAGGCGGCCTGGCGGACGTGGCCTCGTATTTGGCCAGTAAAGGCCGCGGTGGCGACTCCATTCTTGCCCACATCACCCCCGAAGAAGCGGCCATGCTCAAGAGCCGGGGCGGCGCCGGAACGATCAACCCTGCTACGGGCTTGCCTGAGTTTAAAGGCGGGCCAATTGGGGCAGTCGTTAATGCCGTCAAGAGCGTCGTTAAATCGGTGGTCAACGTCACCAAGCAGGTGCTAAAAAGCCCTGTCGGGCGCATCTTGGGCACCATTGCATTGGCCACGGTCCTCGGGCCGACAGCCATTGGCGCGACCCTGGGCAGTGCTGGCACGGCTGCGCTAGCCTCTGGTACTGTAACCCTTGCCAGCGGCGGCTCACTCAAAGACGCCCTGGTCTCCGGCGCCATGGGCTACATTGGCGGCGGCGGCACCATCATGGGCACCAATCCCCTGACAGCGGTCGGGAAATACCTGCCAGGCCTTGCAGGAAGCGCCTTGAACACTGGCCTGTCCACTGGCATCATTGGCGCTGGCATTGGAAAACTGGGCGGCATGAGCACGCAAGATGCCCTGAAGATGGGCCTGACGTCAGGCTTGTCGGCGGGTGCCATGCAAGGAGCGCGGAACACGGGCCTGATTGCTGAAGGAAGAGTGACCCAGGACGACATCCGTCAGAGAGCCTTGGAGGACTTCCGGCGCAGCGAAATCATGGCCCAAAACGCCGCTCCAACGGGCGCCCCAGGGCCCATCGGAACCGCTTCAGAGCTCGTATCTCCAGTAGAAGTCACAGGTACTGCTCAGGCGGCCAAATTTATACCTTCTACCCCTGAAGGGATATCCAACTATCCTCAAGTCATGGCGTATCAAGCGGCACAACAAGGGGACATGGGTCGCCTTGCAGCTTTGCGAGAAACATTCGGCGATAGGATCACGGGCCAGTACAGCTACGACATAGGCGGGGGTGCCAGGTCTTTCTCAATGCCAACCTCCGATCCAATGAGCAAGTTGGTTAACCTACCGCCTTTGGAATCCGGTCCCACGGGCGGAGGCGGCGGCGCGCCTGCGGAACCAGGAGGTTCCTTCTCTCCAAGAGGGCCCTTTTACAACACTTCGTCCGCGGGTCCCGACGCTTTCTCACCTTTGCAGTTGCCTCCTGGAGCCGCCCCAGAGCCTGGTATGACTGTAGCGGGCTCTGAGCCTGGATTCCTTGACCGGATGACCACAGGGGCCAAAAACCTCTACAACGAGTACCTTTCCCCAGACCGCCCCGGCCTGCCGAAAGATGCTGGCCTTCTGACGAAGTATGGTCCTCTGGCATTGGCCACCTATGGTACGGTGGCTGCTTTTGGCGGGACAAAAGGAGAGCCGGCCAACCAGAACCCGGTTTTTAACCGCGACTACACTGGCGACGACTACATTCGGGACAACCCAAGTCAATTCCCTGGGGGCCTTGACTTTGGCTACGCGCCTCCCAGCCCGCCTCGTAGCCCGATCGTTGAGACGCCCTCTTATGCGTCTATCCCTGTTGGACGCCCT